ACTCCCTCAGGAGCTTTTAAATCGCTAGGCGGTACCACCATAGGAATGTATGATGGTACGTTTGCTGTAGGTAAAGGTATAGATATTGTTTCTATTTTTTGTATTTGTGGTATTACTATAGTGGGTATTTCCATTTTATTCTTCACAACTATTACAAGCTGTGGTTCTACCTGTAGTAAATTTATTAAAACCTACTAAACCATCAAATACATTTGGTTTTAAAATAAAAAAAAGACTAGAAGTTTTACCTTCAGATTTCATCTTTAATAGTCTATGAGTCCCATCAAAAACACAATATTCTTTTTTTGTCTGACTTAGTGGATCGAGATGTGATTTATAAATAATTCCCGGAAATCTAGTATCAGATTCTAAAATTCTTACTTTTGAAATTTTAGACCAAGGATCTTTTGGATCTGGTACTCTTATAGCAATATTTTGAAAAGGGACTATAACTAAATCGTTTAACGTTAATTTTGCAAAAATTTCAACAGTTCGATAACGATCCTCTGAATCAATAAAAGGGTTTTTAAAATGGGATGGAAGCATTAGTCTAATAAGGTATCTAGTTTTGTTTTGTCGTAAGTTTTATCTTTAGTGATAGTGTCTTTAACAAGTTTTATACGTGCATCTATAGCTTTTTTCTGTGTATCGTCGCCTTGCCTGTCCCAATAGAGAGCGTCCAGCTGTGTACCGATTGCAGGATAATGTGCTCTTCTTGCTTCTTTGTAATCGCAAGTATTATCAACAGTTAGGTTAACTTCGATTTCTTTATTTAGTTCTACTGGCACGTCAGAAACTTTATCAAAAGGCTGCGATTCTTGATTGAAAGCAATAATATTATATTCAATAGTTTCTTTTGATTGTCCTTTAACTATAGGAATGACGGCATGTGAACCGTCAGGATATTGCACCTTTATATTAGAGGTGCTTATTTCTGTTACTGTGTATTTCATAATTAGTTTCCAGCTGTTGTGCCAGAGTTATTGAATGTAATTGATGATCGGTTGTAAACGTAATATCCAGCTGCACCTCCGGATGAACCACTTGAGCCAGCACTTCCAGCTGTACCGGATGAACCAGCTGACCCGTTGGTGTAGTTTCCGTTACCGCCTGAATTTCCAGTTAAACCAGTTCCTCCAGTAGATCCACTTAAACCATTTCCTCCAGCGTTACCAAATGTTCCGCCGGCTCCACCAGTTCCTCCGGTTCCACCAGTTCCAGCGTTTCCGCCGACACCACCAGCACCAGCGTTTGTTCCTCCGTTAGATCCAGCAGAACCACCGCCACCACCAGATCCAGCAGATCCACTAGATCCAGCAGAATTAGATTGGTTATAACCTTGTCCGTTACCGCCGTTACCGCCGGCTCCACCAGCACCTCCAGATGTTCCGCCAGCTCCGCCAGATCCTCCAGAGGTATAAGAATATCTCATACATCCAGCCCTATATCCGTAACCTTGGTACCCATAAAAGCCTGAGACGCTACCAAGACCATACACACAATGATGGTTTGGATGACCACACTGAGACTGTCTACACATTGGAAGAATACTTCCGTACCAATAAGATGACTGATATTCAGATATATATCCATATCTACCTTGACCGCCAGTACCTCCGCTACCGCCGTTTCCACCGACACCTCCAGTACCGCCTTTGCCACCGCCACCGCCACCGGCTTTGATTGCTCCGTTATTATTTATAGTTACTCCTGATGTTTGAACACAATGAACACCATTTCCACCTGTGCCTCCAGCTCCAGATGTACCTCCAGTTCCACCATATCCTTCTATAGATCCATTATTATCAATAATTAAAGTACCACCCATACCAGAAGGTACATTTATAGCATGTGTATTAGTACCACCAATAGTCACACCGCTGTTTATAACAACACGTTTAGGAACAGCAGTTGACCAGTTACTACCAAAGACAGAAGCTAGATTTAAGTTTGTAGCGTTAGAACTATATACTTGTTGTATTTCGTTAACAGCAGAATAAAATTGAGTAAGAGAAATTTGTCCTGATTCGGGAACGTTAGTATTATTTCCGGGAACTTCACCCCCATTACGGTAGTACTCTGTCATAGCGTGGGGAGCAGTACCACCAAATTCTGCAACTAAGTCTGATATTTTAATTGGACCACTTGCTGGGCAAGCCATTATTTACCTCCTTTAAGTTCTTCTATTTCTGCTTTAAGTTCTTTAATTGATTCAATCAAAATTGAAGTCAAAGCATGATAGTTAACTGTTAAGTGACTATCACCACCTCCTACTGGAGTTACTTCTTTTACAGCTTCAGGTAATACGCCTTGTACTTCTTGAGCTATAACACCAGCACTTTTTTCACCAGTTTTTTTCCAGTCAAAGGACACACCATTTAGTGCTTGTACTTTGTCTAGAGCGTTAGGTATTACTTCAATGTTTTCCTTTAGTCTTCTATCAGATGCTGTAGTTGTTGACTGAGCTATAACATCTCCATCTGCATGGAAGTCACCGTCAGCTTCAAATCTAAACTCGTTACTACCGTTAATAACAAGGTCACAGTGAGTATTGTTTGAAAATGTAAAGTAGTCAGTACTATCTCTACCAATATAACCTGTGGTATATATATTCTGACCGTTAAGTGAAGATGCTATTTCAGAACCTGTCTGGTCAGCAGTGGCTCCAGTTTCTATTCCGTTTAGTTTTGTATGGTCAGCATCAGTAAACACATTACTGTCAGATGCTGATTCTACAAGTGTACGTATCTCGGCAGCTGTTTGATCAGCTGTAGCTGAAGCTTCTATACCATTTAGCTTAGTATGATCTGCGTCAGTAAACACGTTACTGTCAGAAGCTGACTCAACAAGTGTACGTATCTCAGCAGCAGTTTGATCTGCTGTAGCTCCAGATTCAATACCATCTAATTTACTACCGTCAGATGCTACGTCTCTACCGTCAACTGTTCCTGTACATGTGATGTTTCCTGTTACGTCAAGACCAGAACTTGCATTTAAATTTCCAGAAACAGTTGTTGTTCCATCAGATTGAATATTTAATCTACCAGTATTATTAGTTACGTCTTTAATATCAAAATGACCACCATCTACTTTTAATTGAAAATCACTATTAGCATTTGAATCTGTCAAATTAAGTGTTGGTGAAGTTCCTTCTATGCTGACAGTTTGACCAGCTGTCATAGCTCCTGTAGATAAAGTTCCAGTTGTAACTACGTTTTGAGATCCAAAGTTTGGACTCACTTTAGTTCCAGCTATTGCAGCGTTAGAAACTACGTTTGCATTTGTAACTGTTACGTCTGTTGGTAAAGCACCTCCCATAATTTTAGTTGTTGCTATGGAATCTGTACCTAGTTGTCCAGCTATAGAAGCAGAAGATACGTTTGACATATCTTCTCTTGCTAGTGGTCTACCACCAGCTTGTGAACCGTCATGTACGACGGCTGTATCTTTTGTTGTATCTATTGTGACTTCGCCTTCGGCACCAGTAAATGATGCGTGCTGTGTTGTAGTACCTCGTCTTAGTTTTAATAATTTTGCCATTTATAGAGTTCCGAAGTCAAGTTGTAAGTTAGTACCATCTATAGTACCAATATTAGACATGTTGTTATTTTGTCCGTCTAATGTTCCACCTAGTTGTGGAGAGGTATCTTCAACAGTATTTGCTATTAAAGTAGATACATCTTTTCCATCAACTGTACCTGATATAATAATGTTTGCGTTTATTGTTTGGTTACCGCTAAATGTGTTAGAACCTAAACCGGCTAGGTTACCAGTTGCTGTTACACCACCTTGCCATGCTGACCCATTATAAACTCTGAGTTCGTTAGATGTTGTATCAAAGTATAGATCACCTGCATCATTATTACTGGATGGGGCACTACTTGCTATACGGTATCTATCAGCAAAATCATTGATTCCACTAACATTAGATGCAACTGTATTTACGTTAGTTATAGACCCAGCAACAGTGTTTATATTCGTTGCATTAGATACTGCACTATTAATGTTGGTTGCATTACTATGTACACTGTTAACATTAGATATATTATTTCCAACAGCATTAACGTTTGCAATGTTAGTCGCAACTGTATCTATTTCAGATGTGCCTTCAGTTAAATCAGAAGCAACAGTATTAATATTAGTTATATTGTCAGATACTGTTTTTATTGGGTCATCCTTAACAGTTATGGTATTACCCATACCGCTATGGTTTGTACAATAATATTGGAAATTACTTGGTTGAGTTTCTGGAATTTTAATAGATATTTTTGCTCCAGATTGTCCTTGAGTACCAGTAACAGTTACGTTAGTTGAGTACTGTGAACTACCAGCGTAGAAACGTAATGGATGAGATCCAAGAGTATTAGAACTTAAGTCGAATGTATAAGTCCAACCTTTGTATAAAGTTAAAGCTGGTTTAGATACACCATCAATAAAATAAGCTCCTCCAGCAGCAGTAACAGTAAAGGTTGCTTCATCTTCTAATATGTCTGCAACGATATCTAATGAACCATTAGAACTACCTGTGGTTACAGCATCACTTATAAGACCTAAGTCTTCTTGATAAGTAATCGCACCTGAGACAATAGCAATATCGTTAAGAACATTCTGGTTAGGGGAGATGACAGCCCAATTAGTCCCGTCATATACCCGTAAATTGTCATTGGAATTATCAAACCATAAGTCACCATTTTGAAGAGCACCTCCATCCGCTCTTTGAGTTGGGGCATTATTTGAAATTTGGTAAAGGTCTGCAAAGTTATTTATGTCAGCTACGTTTGCACCAGCTGCTGAAATATTAGTAATGTTGCTTGCAACCGTTGTAACTTCAGTAGCTTTTGGAACTAATCTATGGAAGGCATAAGTATGGTTTGTGGAAGTAGATTCAACTAATAATCCAAATCCTTGAGGAATAGCAGATGTTACTCCGGTAATTAATACCTGACCATTATTAAGTCTTCCGTTAGCAAGAGTTACTGTTCCGCTACTTGGTGTCAAAGTAGTTGTCACTGCACCAATACTTAAGATTGCAGATTGACCAGCTGTACCTTGAGGGTTTGTGTTAGGAAAACTATTTTCGTTTGGAATAACAGTAAAACCACCAACGTCATCTATAAGGTCAATAATCCTAGCGTTGATAGCAGCTGTAGTTGCTACCTTTGCATCTGAGTTAGACCATGTAGTTCCACTAGCAATAGTTTCTGAAGAATCCTGTCTAAGGAATAAAGCTTCAGCTTCTGTTTCTGTGTAATACCTACCGTCTAAGGCTCCACCTGTAAGTTCAGTTTCTGTGAAATATCTGTTATCTAACTGACCATTATTTAGCTCAGTTTCTGTATAGTATCTGCCGTCAGCAGCTCCACCAGTTATTTCAGATTCTGTAAAATATAAATTATTTAACTGACCACCGTTTAGTTCAGCTTCGGTGTAATATCTATTATCTAAAGTCCCGGCTGCTATTTCGTTAGTAGTTAATTTGTCTGACTGTAATAGTGTTTTTATTTCTGCTGCTGTTTGATCAGCAGTAGCTGCCGTCTCTATGTTAGATAACTTCGATTTTTCTGCGTCAGTGTATGCGTTGGTATTTGAGTTACCCTCATACAGAGTTTTTATCTCACTACCTGTCTGGTCATCTTTAGCATTGGTTTCAATAGTATCTAGTTTTGTACCATCGGCTGCTACATCTCTACCATCTACAGTCCCACCTACAACTATGTTTCCAGTTGTCTGTACAACTTGTGAACCAAAGTCAGGAGAAATCTTTGTACCGGCTATAGCTGCTGACGTATTTACGTCATCATTAACTATAGAACCATTTACTATGTTTGCTGAATTAATAGTTACGCCACTAGGTAATTGACCAGTAGCAATCTTGCTTTGTGCTATAGCAGCACTTCCACTAATGTCAGCATCAACAATAGTTGCATTTTTTATCTTTGCAGATGTTACAGCTTCATCTTTAATGTCAGATTCAATAATTTTTGAACGTGCTTCACTAAGACCAAACCTAGCCATATCATGTATGGCATTTAAGTCTGCTGCTCTAATAGATGAACCAGCAGCAAATACGGCTGCTGCTGTATTAACATCTGTTTCTCTATATATATGTACGTTTCCAGTTCCTGCTGGAGCTGCTGCTCCAAGAGTAACTGTAGTTCCACTTACGGAGTATTCACCACTACCGGGAGTACCAGTTACATATGTTTGTAGAGTTCCACCAATTCTTACCTTGATGTCACTTGCTTGTAAATATTCAATTGTGATGGCGTATGAGGTGGCACCGCCATTTTTAAATTCTTCAGTTGTTTGTACCGCCATGGGTTATCCACCTTTGTTATTTAGGCATTTCTAGAATCTTATCTATTGTGCCTTTGTTTGCTTGTCTATTTTTTAATTTTTGATTTCTTTCTTCAAGTAACAATTTTTGGACGTCGTTATCGTTTTTAAGGCTTGCCCAAGCTCGTTTCTTAGCTCGGTCAAACGTTTTTGCAATTTTTTTGTAGTGAGGGAATGATTTTGGTTCAACATCAGCCATACCATTTTTTCTGTGCCATTGCATTTCTGCAAGAGATATCTGCATATTCTCTGACCTAGCCATTTCATCAAACTTAGCTAATAAGTTTTGTTCTCCTATAGCTTTCTGGAACATTGATCTGACCTTTGGACTGTCAGATAGATCTGTTCCATCTGGAGCTGTATATGTAGAAGTTCTCATATCATAGCCACTGTTAAATAGAAACTCTCTACCTTCTGAGTAGTCTAAATTAAAGTTAACAGGTGAAAACGCATTAAACATACGAGTAATAAAATCGTGATCTTTAATAGGTTTACCAGTTAATATATCATACTTAATAGGTAGTGGGTCTACTGCTATGTTCTCAGTTATTAAGTTTCTGTTTCTTATAGAACTTTGTAAATCAGAACCTAGCTCTCTTGTGTATGGTGTTAACACTTTACCTATCTCATTTCTAAGACCAGATAAAGGTACTGTGTTATTCATTAGAGAAGCAATGATTCTATTAGATTGTCCGGGT